GTTCAAAAGTGGAAGGACTTTGTCAACTACTTTGTAACACTGTCGTCAAAGGCGACGGTGGACGAGAGGATTTCTCTTAAAGGGAATCCTTTTCGATTTTTACTAAGTGAAAATCGATTTAAATGCCTCTTAGAAAAGGGCTTAAATCGTGAAGATTTGATGCGCATAGCGCATTTAATCTCTACACGTAACCTCGCCAATGGCGGGGCTAGAGCAGCGCGAAATGCTCGCAATACTTTTAAAGAAACGACTACTAGTCGTTTCATTACTTCTGAATCTTTGATTCAGAAAGCACGCCTAGCCGCAAAGCGGATAGGTAAGATTTGCCTTAAATTAAACAAAGGCAAATTAAATCTTAATGGACACTGTTCATTAAACGGTTCTGGTACATTAAATGTTCCAGTTTCACAAGGTGGCCGCACTGCGGATGCCTTGGTTGATCTAAGAAATTTCTTAAATTTCTTAGTAACAAACCCCAAAGGGGAAACGATTACCTACCCCTGGGGGGTAAGGTATTATCCTGCCACTCGAAGAAGATGGCAAGCGTATGAAGACCCGGCTACATCTGTAGCTGGAGTCGAATGGTTATCAACCTCTACGAGGGAGATAATAGACCGAGATGCATTGCTTTTCGGATCAGATAAGACCACTGGTCTTATGGTTAGAGACGTTGCTTGGCTTTGCTGGCAACGTCAGAAAGAATCGGGTAACCCGATTCCTATTAGACAGGCTACCGTATCGGAGCCTGGAGGTAAGGCCCGTATTATTACTACGGGTCCATGGTGGCTCGCTGTAGTACAGCAGCCCGTTACCCATTTTCTCAGAGAGATATTGGGTTATCATCCATCAGCACATAGTTGTCTGATGAGATGCGATCAAGCATGGCAGTCTCTGCACGTGCTTGAGAGATTAGGGATATCATCCCTTTCAAACGGCTTTGCCGTTTTATCCAGTGACCTCAAAGAGGCAACTGACGCTATTCCCCACGATGTGGGAAAAGCACTTGTTGAGGGTTTCCTCGCAGGCTTAGCTTGCGAACACCTCAATTATATCACCGATTTTATCGGTGAACGTACTGTCTTCTCTGAAGACATGGAAGTTTATACCTTGATTCGAGGTATAATGATGGGCGAACCTATATCAAAGATTTGCCTAGTACTTCTCGGCTTAGCCGTAGAAGAAATTGCTTTCTCCGAGCATAAGGGATACCCTTTGCGGAGAGAGTGGACCGTGCCCTGCCAATGGCGGGCATTTCATTTGGGAGGTGATGATCACCTCGCAATTGGACCGTTGTCGTACTTAAAGTCGATAACGGCATATCATAGACTCTTAGGGTCTAAGATCTCTCCGACTAAACATCGGATTAGCCGTGTGTACGTAGTATACACGGAAAAGATACTCCGCTTTGAGAACGTTGTCCTCAATCGCAAAGCATCTGAAGTCGACCGGAATCCGGAAGATTCAACTTTTATTGATTCAGTAAAAGTAAGACTTCTGTCACCTTTCACAAAGGCTACAGATTCAATGAACGATCGCAATATTGCGATCGGAAAGATTCGGGGTATCACTGGTACCCTTCAATATTTTGGCGATGCCAAAATTAGACGGACTGTCTATGACAGAGCCGTATATAGATTTGCAGGATACCTGCCATCTACACATCACAAGACGCTATGCGCCATTGTCGCTCTTCCAGCAAAGCTGGGAGGTTTAGGTATATCTGTCAATGACAAATATATCGAAAATATCCCCGGTATATTTAACCAGGGTATACGTGCTATCGCCAAAGGCGGTGGCACAGCTTATAGGGCTCAAAGAGCTCTAGGACACATCTTCGCGAATAGAAACCCGCGAGGATTAACTGCAGAAACCATCGACTGGGTCGGTGAGTTCGTAGAACAGATCCTGGATTTTCCAGGTTCGGTAGATCTTCTGACTTTGTCGGAAGTACAAGATAAGATAGATCCCGATAGGACAATGTCCTGGAGAGAATTTCTATCAAAATCTCAGAATGAAAACTGGATCAGTCTTCATGACATTCCCCGCATGGCGGAGAAACCGTTCTTGTTGAAGCGTCTTCTACAAGGGAAAGAGGTTCCGAAAAATTTCAGAACCGACTCTAATGCAAAGCGCGTTGCGCAATGCTGGAATGCTCTCGAGAAACTCGAGGGCCTTAAAGAATATTCAACGGATATTCTGACGCGTGATGAAATCACGCTTGCAGAGAAGTCTTCTAAGAAGGCTCTCTTTATGGACTTGTCGAATACGACATGTGCAGCTCTCGTAGATACTACGAGTGAACTATGGGATCCTGAGGACCCATGGATGTGTGCTGAGTTCTTAGATCTCAGCTACAAGGATCTACTCACCTATGGTGAACCTTCTTTAAACGTCCCGTTGGGTCGTCCTGAGACAATGTCTCTCGAAGAATAGATCTACAAAGATAAAGCATTTTCTGGTAATCCCGGAGGATGTTCCAAATACTTCGTCTATCAGCTGGC